TAATAAAGTAAAATTATCTATATTTATTTGTGATTTTATTTCTAATAAACTTGGTAATCCTTCTGTTAAAAAATGAAAATAATTATGATTCCATTTAAATCTTAATTCAATTACAGATAATGAACCTTGCGGATTTACATTAATTTTTTCAACTTGATGATATCCATATTCAATTTGATGATTTTTAAATAATGTATCACTAAAATTGAATATTCTTTTTAATGATTTTTGTGTTTCTTTTTCATTACATATAAATACTGGCGGTAATCTTTCAAATAAATAAGTATTTGGTTTTTGGGGCAATTCTAAAAATCTAAAAGTATCGTCGTAATTCATTTATATGTAATTAAAAAATTATATATAAATGAGAATTTTACTTAAATTTCCATCAAGAGAACGTCCTCAAAAACTTTTAGAAGTTTATAAAAAATATATTTCTATGGCATCTAATCCTTCATTAATCTATGGATTAATTACTTTAGATTCGAATGATTATACAGCTACTCCTGAATTAATTAAAAATTTAGAAAATGTTCATTCACAAACACAAATAATTGTTGAAATATCAGGATCAAAAATTAAAGCTGTAAATCGTGATATGGATAAAGCTCCAGAATATGATATTATTTTATTAGCTTCAGATGATATGATTCCTCAAATTATAGGATATGATGAAATTATTAGACAAAATATGAAGAATTTATATCCTGATACAGATGGGGTTTTATGGTTTAATGATGGATTGCAAGGATCCAGATTAAATACTTTATGTATCCTTGGAAAAAAATATTATCAAAGATTTGGATACATTTATCATCCTGCTTATAAATCTTTGTATTGCGATAATGAATTTATGCAAGTTGCTTCAAGATTAAATAAACAAACTTATATTGACCAAGTTATAATTAAACATGAACACCATATTACTGGTATAATACCAATAGATCCATTATATGCAATAAATGATTCATATGATAGAGAAGATTGTGAAACATATATTAAAAGATTTAAACTAGGGTTTCCTTAATTATATAATAAGAAATGGTAGAACATATTTTGTATATAAATTTGGAGTATAGAATAGATAGAAAAGAACAAATTATAAAAACATTATCTGAACATTTTCCAGAAGAAATTATTTATAGAATTCCAGGTATATTAAATACAAATTGTCCTGCAATTGGTATTGCTCAAGCACATATTAATGCCCTTGAACACGCCATAACAAATGATTGGAAACATGTTTTAATTATGGAAGATGATATGATATTTAACGAATTTGAAAAGAATTATAAAAAACTACAAGATTTAATGTCTTCATCATATGATGTAATAGTTTTAGGTGGTATAAATGTTGATTATAACCCCGAAACTTCAAAGTTATATAAATGTTCATCTATGGGTGCATATTTAGTTCATCAAAATTATTTTTTAACTTTATTAAATAATTTCAAAGATGGTTTAAAAAAGTTGATTATTGAGGATATTAAATTACAAACTAAGAAGTTTATGTGGAATGTAGATAAAGGTTCTTTAGAAAAAGGTCAATCGTATATTATTGATCAGTATTGGCAACGATTGCAGCAAAAAGATAATTGGTTTATTATTCCGCTATGTTATTCAAAAGAAGATTATTCTGATTCATTAAAAAGAGTAAAAAATTGGGAACCTTATTTCTTGAAATAAGATAAGAGAAAATGCTTAAATTACTTTTATTAGAATTTATAGGTATTATTTTAATTTTATCAACATCTATATTAACTCATTCAAATCCTTATTTTATTGGTTTAGCTTATATGTCTGCCTTATTAATTTCCCATGAATCCCCTGGTCATTTTAATCCTATTTTCTTATTTATGCAATATTTATTAGGTAGAATTCCAGTTAATGAATTCCTTAAATTCCTAAGTATTCAACTCTTAGCTGTAATTGGATTTGTTATTGCTTATAAATACTAATTTAAATATTCTAAACATAAATAAATCAAATGGCTATTTTATTTATTTATGCCGAAAACCCTGATCTAAAAACTCTTTTACATAATCAAGTAAATAAACATAGATATACAGATTCAGGATTTGATATTCCTTTATTAGAACAATATATTAATGAAAATACTGTAAGAGATGGTTATTGTGTTCAATATACATTTAATTTAGGTATTAAAGTTGCTGCTGTAAAAAATAATGTTCCTATGCCTTGTCTTCTTTTACCAAGATCATCATTATCAAAAACTCCATTTCGTATGGCAAATTCTATGGGATTAATTGATGCTGGATATCGAGGTGAAGTTAAAGCTGTAACAGATGTTGTGAATTTTAGAACAAATACGAATGTACATATTACTAAGGGCAGTCGTGAATTTCAATTATGTCAACATGATTTCTTACCTTGGAATGAAGTACGCATTGTAAATGCCCTTGAAGAATTACCTCAAGCTCCTGATAATCGTGGCGAAGGTGGATTTGGATCAACGGGGCATTAATGATAAAGAAATGGCATCATGGACAATCGCAAACCAATACGCATTGTAATAAGTCCATTTAAAACCAAATACTAACATGACGAAGAAAACCATGGATCTTAGAAAAGTATTTAATAAAGTATTCGTCGTCGGAAAATACCAAAACATCATTTATTTTTTCTGAATATTTTTTTCTCTTTGTTAATTATAAACAAAAATGGGTGGTGGTTTACAACAAATTGTTGCGTATGGTGCTCAAGACGTATACTTAACAGGTAATCCTCAAATTACCTTCTGGAAAATCCTATACAAACGCCATACGAACTTTGCGATGGAATCTATTGAAGTAACGTTCAACGGCCAAGCTGACTTCAACAAACGTGTAACTGCCGTAATCAATCGTAATGCGGATCTAATGTTCCGCACGTATGTACAAGTAGTACTACCTTCAGTTGACGTATCTGCCTCTTCCACCCAAATTGGTGCTGCTGGTACCTCTTTCCGCTGGCTAAACTATGTAGGTCACCGTCTACTCAAACAAGTAGAACTTGAAATTGGTGGTCAACGTATTGATCGTCAATATGGTGATTGGATGCAAATCTGGACCCAGCTATCTACGGAACTTGGCCAAGTACCTGCCCTAGATTCTCTAGTAGGTAACACCCACGATCTAACTCTACTCAAAACATCCACGGGTGTAGGTCTTGATGCGACCTGCTCTTCTACGGAAGTAACCCAATCTTGCGTATCTCGTGCTGGTACGCCTGCCAAGACGCTATATGTACCTCTCCAATTCTGGTTCTGCCGCAATCCTGGTCTAGCGATTCCTCTAATCGCTCTACAATACCACGAAGTACGCCTAAACGTGGACTTCGAAACCTGGGAAAATTGCGTATACGCTGAATCATCTGTAGGTGTACCTGTACGCCCTACGGCCCAATCTCTAGCGGCTGCGTCCGTATATGTAGATTACGTATACCTAGACACGGAAGAACGTCGTCGTTTTGCCCAACAATCCCACGAATACCTAATTGAACAAGTACAATACACGGGTGCGGAATCTATTACTTCTTCATCCAACAAAGTACAGCTTAATTTTAACCACCCTGTAAAGGAACTCCTATGGGTAGTACAACGCGATTCCTTCGTTGACTGCTCTTTCCCCCCGTGGCTAGGTGCTGTAGGTGGTCAACAACCTTTTAACTACTCCGATGACTTCTCAACGGAAGGTATTATTATGTCTCTACTAACTCGTGTGGGTGCCAATGCCTCTTCTACTGGTACGGCAGCCGGTCCTTCTATTGGTCTTGGTGTAAACGTAACCCAAGGCAATGTACTTGCGACTGGTCAACAAGGTACGGCTGGCTCAGTTGTTGCTGGTCTTGCGAACGGTGGTGCTGCGGGTGCCTCAGATGCGTTCGATTCAGGTGTGAACTACCTACTTGCCAAAGTAATTCTTGCATCTGGTGTACGTTGCGAAGGCAAGAACCCTGTAGAAGTATGCAAACTACAACTCAACGGCCAAGATCGTTTCACGGAACGTGAAGGTTCTTACTTCGGCACGGTACAACCCTACCAACACCACACCCGTACGCCGTCTACGGGCATTAACGTATACTCCTTCGCTCTACGCCCTGAAGAACACCAACCTTCTGGCTCATGCAACTTTTCTCGTATTGACAAAGCCACTCTACAACTAACGGTATCTCTAAACACGGTACTCGGCTCCAACACTGCCCAAGTACGCGTATACGCTCTAAACTACAACGTGCTCCGCGTAATGAGCGGTATGGGTGGTCTAGCGTATTCCAACTAAATAATTAAATATATAATAATAATATTTAAATAAAAAATATTTAAAGTTTTTTCTAAGAACTTTAAATATTTTTCTTATAACAAACATGCCTTCATCACAAAATAAAAAAACTTTGAAAAGGGGTTCACGTAGACAAGTATGGAATGGTTCAGCTGAGAAAACTATGGGTGGATTAACAAAAGATAGTTTAATGAAAAATGAAAGAGGACGTATTG